AGATTTTCAGCGTAAGCTATTTACTCACTTTCTCGCATGTGAGGTTGACTCCCGATCACTAGGTCAGATATACACTAAGTGTAGACGTTCGGGATATACCAATATGAGTGCATGTATTGAGGTTGATGAAGGCACTCAAGTAAAAGAGAAGCTCTTAGGTATTATGTCTAAGACGGGTAAGGATGCTCAAGAGAATATATTCATGAAGAAGGTTGTGCCTATCTTCAAGAGCTATCCATTCTTTTTTAAGCCTATACAAGATGGTACAACAAATCCTCGCATGGAGCTTGCATTCCGTGAGCCTTCAAAGCGTATTACCAAGAACAACAAGACTTCGCATAAGGGTGAAGCATTAGATACTATCGTCAATTGGAAGAATACTACTGCTAACGCATACGATGGGGAGAAGCTCCACATGTTGTATCTTGACGAGGCAGGAAAGTGGGAGCGACCATTAGATATTCAAGATGTATGGCGTATACATAGAACATGTTTAATAGTAGGTCGTAGAGTGATTGGAAAGGCATTGGTCGGTTCAACAGTAAACCCGCTAGACCGTGGTGGCGCACAGTTTAAAAAGTTGTACTACAACTCAGACCCTTATGAAAGGAACTCCAACGGAAGAACAAAAAGCGGTCTGTATAAAATATTTATACCTGCATATGACGCGCTTGAGGGATTCTTTGATAAACACGGAAACCCTGTTGTTGACGACCCGAAAGAACCCGTGGAAGGATTGGACGGAGAAGTTATAGATATAGGTGCAAAGACTTACCTCAACAATGAGCGTAAAGCATTGATGGGAGACCCCTATGAACTTAATGAGGTTATCCGTCAGTTTCCATTTTCAGAAGACGAAGCATTCCGCGACTCTACCAAATCCTCTCACTTCAATATCGGTAAGATATACGAACAAATAGCACATAACGAAGAGGTCTATCCTTCACCCGTGATACGTGGTAATTTTATGTGGAGGGATGGAGTCCAAGACAGCGAGGTTGTATGGTCACCCGATAAGAACGGAAAATGGCGTGTTTCATGGTTACCCCCTGAAGGAACAAGAAACAGTAAAGTGTCAAAACATGGTAAGTATCATCCAGGAAATCCACTTATAGGAGTGGGGGGAGTGGATAGCTATGACCTTGATAAGACTGTAGACGGAAGGGGTTCTAAGGGTGCATGTCATTTTTACAATAAGTTCAATATGCAGCACCCATCAAATATATTTGTAGCGGAGTATGCCGAGCGCCCACCCCTTGCTAGAATCTTCTATGAAGATATATTAATGGCATCAGTATTCTATGGATATCCATTATTAATAGAGAATAACAAGTATGGTATTGTACGTTATTTTGAAGCTCGTGGATATGATGAATATGTTATGAACCGACCTGAACACTTGACTCCGCCAGGATCAGCACATAATTCTAAGACAAAAGGTATACCCTCAAACTCTAAAGATGTTATACAAGCTCACGCTCAAGCGATTGAGGCTTATGTACACGAACATGTAGGGTTAAACAATGATACAGGTAGCTATGGAAGGATGTATTTTAGCCGAACATTAGAAGATTGGATTGGCTTTAATATTGATGACCGTACAAAGTTTGATATGACTATATCTGCAGGACTTGCTTTACTAGCGTCTCAGAAGGCTATTAAGGAAGTAAAGAAGAGTGACCTAAGCGATAAAGTATTTTTTAGGAGATTTAAGCCTAGAGAGTTCTAAATAATTAGCTACCAGGTATTTAGTATATTTGCATAAAAGTGGGTTTACCAATATACTGAATATGTCAAGTAAAAAGAACTACGGAAGCTTTCCAAACCCGTTAGCGTCATTTGTTGAAAAGTCAGCCAAGTCTTACGGACTCAAGTACGCTCGTGCTATCGTAAGTCAATGGGGTTCTTCAAATGAATCTAACTCTCTCTATGGTCGCAGAATGAAAGAATTCAATACCAATAGAGATTATGCGAATGGGACTCAAGATACATCTAAATATAAGCAAGTACTTAATTCATTAGACCCAAACAATGGGGATGGTACACTGCTAAACATTGATTGGTCTCCAGTACCCATCATTCCTAAGTTCGTAAAGATTGTAGTCAATAAGATTCTATCACGTGAACCATATCCAAACTTAGAAGCAGTAGACCCACTATCGCTAACAGAAAAGGAACGCAAGAAAGCTGAGGTTCAAGCGGGAATTGAAAATCGTGAGTTCTTCAATAAAATGAAGGAAGCGGGATTAAACCCAGGCATTGAGGTAGATAAACTACCCGATAGCCCCGAAGAAGCTGAGATATTTCTTGATACTAATATTAAAGTTGCATCTGAGATTGCAGCGCAAATAGCTACAAACCTAACCCTACAGTGGAATGACTTCCCAGAGAAGACATATCGTAGAGCTGTAGAAGATTTAGTGAGTGTAGGTATGGCTGTAGTTAAGCGCGATAATGACCCTAACTATGGTTTAGCAACTAAGTATGTTGATCCTGAATACTTCATCCATTCTCAAACTGAGGATGCTACAATGTCGGACTTAAAATATGCGGGGCATATACAAAGAATGACCATTGAGGAACTCAAGCGTATTTCACGTAATGAGTTTGAAGAAGAGGAATACGAAGAGATGGCTCGTCAAGTAAAGACTAGATACTCTAACGACCCTACCAAATTAGGCAATAGCTACTACGACCAAACAATGAGCAAAACTGTATTCGGATATGATGAATACATTATTGAGGTATTGGACTTTGAGTTCATGTCTACAGACTGCTTATACTTTGAGGAAAAGGAATCACGTTTTGGAAATGTTGGTTTCTACTACAAAGGACAAAATGAAGTACACGTTCCTTCGGGTAGTGTGTTTGAGCGTAAAGCGCATAAAATGGAACATGCTACAGTTTATGGTGGTAAGCACGTTATAGGAACAAAACATATATTCAGCTACGGCTTAAAAAAGAACCTTCCTCGTAACATGCACGACATATCAAGAACACGTATGTCGTATAGTGTTATAGCTACTAACTTGCGTAAGATGATGCCTAAGAGTATGGTGTCTAGTGTGAAGCAGTATGCGGATATGATGCAACTAGCTCACTTGAAACTTCAGCAATCTATTGCTAAAGCAAAACCCGATGGTCTTATTATTGACATTGAAGGTCTTGAGAATGTACAGCTAGGAAGAGGTGGAGAACTCCAACCCTTAGAGCTTCAAGATATCTACGAACAAACAGGTGTATTCTATTACCGCTCAAAGAACCCAGAAGGAGGATTCCAAAACCCACCTGTTCGTGAGATAGGTAATGCTATACGTAACATCCAAGAACTCATTGGACTATACAATCAATACCTTAATATGATTCGTGACACTACGGGTCTTAATGAGGTTGTTGATGGATCAACTCCTAAAGGTGACTCCCTCGTTGGTGTTAGACAACAAGCTATATCAGCTTCTAACAACGCCATATACGACATCACCTACGCATCACAAGTACTATACAAAAGAGTTTGTGAAGACATTGTAAAGTGTCTACAAGTACTTCCCCCTGAGTCTATTTTATATAGAGTCTATGAGAAAGCAGTAGGTGAAACAAACATGAGTATACTGTCTTCATTCAAGGACTTACCTATGTATAACTTTGGGGTTCGTGTTGTAACAAACATGAACGATGAGGATAGAATGTATTTAGAGCAGAACATTCAGCAGTCAATTGCTCAAGGTGAGTTAGACCTTGAAGATGCAATGGCTATACGTAGACTAAAAGATGTAGATCAAGCGGAGCGATTGTTAGTTGTTAGACGCAAAAAGCGTATTAAGCAACGGCAGCAAATGGCTCAACAAAATTCTCAGATGCAAGCTCAAGCTAACCAACAGACCGCGCAAGTCACGGCTCAGTTGGAAGCTCAGAAGATGCAAATGGAGGCTCAATTAGATGCACAGAAGGCTCAGATAGAAGCTCAAGTAAAATCTCAACTTCTAGAAGTAGAGTATGGGTATAAGATGGAGCTTGAGAAAATAAAGTCTCAAACTCGTGATTCTAATCTTGAGCGTCAATATGGGTTTCAACAAAGCGCCGAAGACAAAAGAGAAAAAGCAAAAGATAGTCGCATAAAAAAGCAAGCGGTTGAACAGTCAAAATTGGTTTCTCAGCGTCAAGGAAAAAGAGGAGAGTTAACGGAAGAACAAAGCGAAGACTTACTATCGCAACTATTTGATAACCAGTAAATTAGTACCTTTGTAATATGGCAACTAGCATAAACTTAGACATAGCAAACAGAGTAGATGTTACTACTAGACGTGGTGACACGTTTACTTTAGAGCTTACTTTTAAAGATGAAGATGGCGTAGCTATTGACTTGTCTTCAGGATATCACTGGATGATGCAGGTTCGTGAGTCTGACACTTCATCAGCATCTTTGCTTGATGGTGATTCTAATGATAATAGCGCCAATTCTTTTGGATTTGCAGGCAACAACAACGGATTGCTAACTATTACAGCCTCAGCAGCTGTCATGAAAGCGGTTGAGGGTGGTTTATATGTGTATGACTTACAGTCCTCGCAAGGGGCTGTGGTAACCACATGGATGTATGGAATCTTTAAAATAAACGAAGACGTAAGTGAGTAATATAACCGTAAAGAATAATGAGGCTATTAGCGTATCTATTCAACAGAGTGGGTATAATAAAAGCACGGTTATAAAGCAACCTGTAGAGAATCAACTTGAGGTTCGCGGTCTTAAGGGTGGTGGCGATAAGAACTATGTGCATACACAAGGTTCTCCGTCAGCAACGTGGACAGTGTCGCATAACTTAGGTAAGCGACCCGCAGCAGTAGTAGTAGACTCAGCAGAAGACGTAGTGTATGGAGATATACGATATATAGATGATAACACAGTAACCCTAACCTTTTCAGGAGCATTTTCTGGAAAAGCATATTTTAACTAGCTATGGCAATAAAGTACCTAAATAGTATAAACCTCAGTCAGAATGAGATTCAGAACGTAGTCGTTCACAACCTCGCTTCTGCACCTTCTAGCCCTAAACTGGGTCAGATTTATTACAACACCTCTTCTACAGAAGTCTACGTTTGTATTAACGAGACTGGACCTGTATGGCAGAGTATGAAGGGAGACATTACAGCTGTAACCGCTTCTACTGGTTTATCTGGTGGTGGTACTTACGGAGCTGTATCGGTAGCATTAAAAAACAATGCGAACTTCACTGCTAACACACTACAGAAGTGGGACGATACTAACGGTCAGTTTGTAGACTCTAGTATTCTAGATGATGGCACTACAGTAACTATCACTGCTAACCTTACAGTTACAGGTACGACCACAACTGTAAATACCGAAACCATCAACTTAGCCGATAATATTATTCTACTGAATAGTAATTTAGCTGGTGATGCTGCTCCTTCACAGGATTCGGGTATTGAGGTTGAGCGTGGTACAGCTGCCAACGTAAGCTTCATTTGGGATGAGAGTGCTGACTACTGGAGTACAGTAAATCAGAAACTACATATCGGTAGCCTTGCTGACTTTGGTACTACATCAGGAACTTCTGAGATCCTTCTTCATACTTCTGGCGAGGTTAAGAAGTTGGACATTTCTACAGCACTGGGTGTATTACAATTTGCAGGTAACTCAGGTCTTGAGAGTATTGGACAGACTGCTTACCTAACTATTCAAGGTGACGGAACTACAATTACTACTGAC